ACAAACTTATTAGAGCCATCAATACAAGAGGCTATAAGAGCATCAGTTAATAGGTTGAAGCAGTTGTGGGGTTAATCATTCATTACCTCCATTAAAGAGGTTTAGTGAATGGTTTATTGTTCATTGGTTTGCTTTATTCGGGTGTTAGTATTAATACTAAGTTAGTGCTGGTATTTGTTCTTTTAGGTATTTATATATTTTCCAAGTTTGTATTTTAGGAGTAGATATGCAAGGGTATAGGTTCTTCCAGTCTGTCCCTTTTATTAGCTCCATTACCTCACTCCTATGTTTTTCATTGTTTATTGTTATGTAGTTTTCTTGTGCAAACTGCCCCACTTGTTGAACCTCTTTGCCTACATTACCCCAAGCACACATTCCGTAATCATACTTATTTGGTTTAGGATAAGTACCACCCCTTCTATATTCTGTTACAGTAACATCTTTCAGTTTGTGATTAATTGGTTTTTTATTTAATTCACCGTTCTTTGGTCTATGGTAAATATTAAAGCAGCATAATAACTCTCTACCGCTATATTCAATCAATGGCAATACTTCGCTATGTATTAAGTCAAATTCATACATTTGCTGATTATTATTATACTGACTTACGGGCAGTATGAACCCTATCATATCACACATTTTAATAGAGTGTTTAAAAAACTTAACACTTAATGTATTTCGTGTACCGAATGGGGGGTTTCCAATAAATGCTCTACCCTGTTTATACGGTAAATTTAATTCGAGAAAGTCTTGCTTAATTATACTTACGTGTTCAGGTTCTAAATCGTAAGATATGCAGTTTGGTATTTGCAAACTAAAACTTCCTGCCCCTGCACTTGGTTCAATTATTTCAGTCACACCAAAACATTTGTTCCAAAATGTATTTATACAATGTTTCGCTATTTTATTATCTGTATAATATTTGTCTAAGTCTATTTTCATATTTTGTTATTTAATTAATCCTATCTGCCAGTGTGCGTAAATCGAAAATCTGTATTGTCCCATAATTTCTTTTACCCCAAACATACAACTTTTTATTGAATTGCACAAACACCCCTTCTAAATCGTCTACTTAGAAAGATTCAAGTAATGATTAATTTGAAAAGTATTAAAGACCTTTTGACCAAGCATGGCGTAGACCCTAAATCGCTACTTGAAGAGGCAACCAAATTAGCCGAGGCTAAACTAGCGACAGGCGAAACTATCCAGACAGAAGGTGAATGGGCTGTAGGCTCTGCCGCTATGCTCGTAACTGAAGATGGTACTATGCCTCTACCAAAAGGTGAAGATTACGTGCTAGAAGATGGTACAGCATTCGAGGTAGACGAAGAGGGTATTATCTTAGTCTGGAAACCGGCTGAAGCAGAAGCGGAAGAAGAGATGAACTCTGTTCTTACTGAAGAGAAAGTTGCAGAGATGATTAAGTCAGCTGTATCTGCTATGACTGATGAGTTCAAAAAGGCTCAATCAGAAGATAAGGAGACTGCAACAGAGAAGAAACTAAACGCTTTGAGCAAAGACATGGAGACATTGCTTGCTAAGCCTACGGAGTTCTCTTCTAAGAAGCCCGTCAAGACTGTCACTCAAAAGGAATTTAAGAACATGAGTCCACAAGAGAGAGTGTACCATGTGTTCAATTCAAAAAAGAAATAAACCCTCCCGTTAAAGGGAATTAAATAGACACAAAATGTCAGATATTACAATTACTAGTTCAACTTACGCGGGGGAGAACGCCTTAGAATACATTTCCGCAGCACTTACCACAGCCGATTCACTTGCGAATGGTTATGTGACTATCATGGAGAACGTAAAATTTAAGCAAGTGCTTAACGTGTTTTCAAATGATGGTGCATTGATTCAGGATTTCGGATGTGACTGGGTAACAGCAGGACAGTTAACACTTGCTGAGCGAGTTCTTACCGTTACTGAGTTAATGGTTAACCTAGAGTTCTGTAAAGAGCAGTTCCGTTCTTCATGGCAAGCACTACAGACAGGAAGAGGTTTCATCAACGATGAGTTACCTTCCTCTATTGAGTCTTTCATCTTGCTTTATGTAGCTGGAATCATTCAAGAGGCTATCGAGTATAACCTATGGCAAGGTAACTATGATGCTTCTGGAACTACATACCCTTATGAAGATTTTAACGGTGTATGTCAAATCCTAGAGGCAGATGCTGGAACTATCGACGTTGACCTAATGGCAATCGATGGTACTACACCAGCCACAGCTTTCACATCAGGCGCACAGGTTGTAACAAACCTAAACCTTGTGATGAATGCGATGACTACACCAATCAGAAACAAAGACCGTTTCCGTTTCTTCGTATCTCGTAAGACTCAAGACTTCTACCTTCAGCGTTTGTCTGAACTAGGAACTGATTATAAGTACTTCTCAAACGATGGTTCTAGTAAGTTCCTTTACAACGGTTACGAAGTAGTAGCCCCTGCTGGTTTCCCAGATGACACGATTCTTTATGCAGAGTCTGCTAACTTGTTCTTTGGAACAGACGTAGTAGGTGACTTCAACCAAGCGGTTGTAATTGACCGCACACAGATTGACGGCTCAGACAACGTTCGTGTTGCTTTCCGATTTACTGGTGGAGTTCAAGTAGGTGTTACTGCTAACTGTATCATGTGCTTCCCAGACGCAGCGGTATAATTAACTGATTAATAAAAAGGAGGTAAGGGGCTTCGGCTTCTTACTTCCTACTTAATACAACAACGATATGGCTTGTGATTATAGTACAGGGGTTGGGTTAGGTTGCAAAGATGTTATTGGAGGAATTAAATCTCTGTATTTTTTTACAGATGGAACTTCACCTTATACCCTTACAGCCGCAGACGTAACCTTTACAGCATCAACTACCCAAGAGATTGAGGACATTGATACAGCTGTTACAGTTTATAAGTGGGATTTACCACGTAATACGGCAACCTTTTCAGAGGCTCTTGAGAGTTCAGATGAGAATGGTAGCCTAATGTACGCACCTACTCTAGTTATTACCTTGCATGGTTTGCAGTATGAGATACAAGACCTCTTGCACACAGTAGCAAAGAACTACCAGAGCGTAGGTGTTTTGACGAACAGAGGTAATGTATTCATTGCAGGCTTCGAGAGAGGACTAGGAGCAAGTGCAGGAGATACAGCAATAGGAGCAGGTTTAGGTGACGGTCAGAACATGACTCTTACTTTATCTTCTCAATGTGCTACACCTGTTAAGATGCTTCCAACTCCAACAGCAGGAGCAAGTGGATACCCTTTTGACGGACTGGCAACAGTAGCAAACGTAACAATTAGCGCAACGCAGATTACTCCAGCGTAGTGAGTTTACATATTTCTAACATGAAAGGGGTGGGGTTATTCCTACCCCTTTTTTCTTTCTTCTATGATGGTGTAAATAGCGTAACCGCTACCGAAAACAATACATAATAAAATAAACACTGGAAGAAAGTAGTAATATTTACCTGACAAATACGCTACCGTCGTTAGTAATGACATAAAAGCACAACCATAAAGAGCAATAGAAATAAACTTTTTCATGTGTTTCGTTTAATGCGAAGATATAAAAATTATGATACACCTACAACCAAACACTGCCAACAACGTTGTATATTTGACCCTATACGAAAAGAAAAAGGATTTTGCAACCTTTACTAATTATTTATTTAAGTTGGTACACCAGACTTCTTTTAAAGAATACTTTTTTGTTGCGACGGTCAATGTAGACAATGAGCGTTATACTAAGATTACTGTCTCCACAGATGGAGCAGACACCAATAACCTACTGATGGAGGAGAACGGATATATGTATTACTACGTATACGGTCAAAACTCAGAGACTAACTTAGACCCACTCAACGCCGACGTAATAGGAGAGATTGAAGTAGGGGTTGTTTCTGTTCCTTCTGGAGATACTTACTTTACACCTAACACAGCAGTAATAAACGATACCGTATACTATGGATAAGACACTAGATAAATTCTCCTTCGCCTCTTATACGGAAAAGGACAACTCAGAAAGGATAGACCGTAAAGGCTTTGTATCATACGGTAAGGACAATGATTTCCCACAGTATTTGGAGAATCTTTACATGACCTCTCCTACTCATCATGCTCTAGTTGATTCTATTGCTTACATGATAGCAGGAAAAGACATAGAGGTAGATGGTTTGCAGGCTAAGTTAGCAGTTGCTAAGTTCCGTCTAAACGATTTGAAAGGCTACCTATCCTTTGATTTAAAACTACATGGTGCTTATGCTATTGAGGTTATTAAAGATAAGAAAGGAGATGTCAGTTCTTTTGAGCATTTACCAATGTGTAATCTCAGACCTTCTGAGGTAGATGATGAGGGTGTAGTGAATCATTGGTACTACTGCGAGGACTGGACGGATAGAAAGTTGTTAACCTTCGCTCTTGAGAATCCAATAGAGGCATTAGATGAGAGTTTAAAGCAGACTAAATGTATCATTGTTGTAAAGACACCTACTCCAAACGGTAACTACTTCAGTAAGCCTGACTATATCGGAGCAAGGAACTACATAGAACTAGAAAAAGAGATTTCCACCTTCCACGTTAACAATATTAAGAACGGTTTATTCCCTTCTGCTTTCCTTATCTGGAAGAATGGTATACCAACTGAGGAAGAACGTAGAAGACACAGTTCTGATATGGAACGTGATTTATCAGGTGCTCAAAACGCTGGTAAGATTGTGAACCTTTACGCTTCAGATAGTGAATCTGCCCCAGAGATTGTAGCATTTGAATCTAATGATGCAGACAACACCTACCAATTCCTATCTAACGAGACTACAAATAAGATAATGATTGGTCACAGGGTAACAACCCCTTCTTTGTTTGGTGTAAAGACTGCTGGGCAACTTGGTAACGTACAAGAGATGGAGACTGGTAGCGTTATCTTTGAATCTAATGTGATTGAACCCTTTAGAGAATTGGTTCAAGACGGCTTAGAGTTATGTTTAAGGCTAGAAGGAATCACAGACGAGGTAGACATCCCTTCTAATAACAAGTTAATGCCAGAGGAGACAGCAAACGTTGAGCAATCCTTCACAGGTATTCAAATCTCTAGTGCTGTAGACATCATCGCTAAGGTTGGACTAGGAGAATTAACAGTTACCCAAGCAAAACAACTCCTTATATCAATGCTTTCCTTTACTGAAGACAGTGCTAACGCTTTGTTTGAAAATAAAGAAGAGTTATCTAAGCATCAAACTGAACTAGAAACGTTCTTAGAGTCTATTAATGATGACTTGGATGGCTATGTAGAGGTAGATGATGAAGACGCAAGCGAGGAAACGGAGGATTTCAACTTTGAGGATGCGTTAAATGAAGAGGCTTTGAAGTTTGCAAGCACAGGAACAGCAAGACCTAACGCAAATAGCGACCAAGACATAACTAAAGACGGTGTTAAGTACAAAGTAAGGTACTATTATGCTGGTTCTGAAGCACCAGAAAGAGAGTTTTGTAAGAAAATGAAGGGTGCTAACAAGCTATATCGCAAAGAGGACATACTTCAGATGGGTACTAAGTCAGTTAATAAAGGATGGGGGCCAAAAGGTGCAGCAACCTACTCAATTTGGCTTTATAAAGGTGGTGGTAATTGCTACCATAAATGGTTTAGAAAGATATTTGTAGCTGAAGGAGTGAATGTAGATGTTAACAGTCCTAATGCTACGGTTATTTCTACCACTAAAGCACGTTCTAAGGGGGTAAAACCAGAGGCAAACGATACTAAGGTGTCAGTAGCCCCTATTGATATGCCAAAGCAAGGATTCCTTTCTTCCATAAGAGAGTATTTTAGAAACAACTTAAAGAAAAAACAATGGTAATTCTAGCCGATTCTGATTACATAAAAGCCTACACCTATTTGAATGGAAGTATTGGAGATGACTATTTACGTGTGGCAATGCTTAGTTCTCAAGACAAATGGATTTCGCCATACTTGGGGGATAGTCTTTATGAATATCTTAAAACACAGATTCAAGCGGGAACGGTAAGCGGTAACTATGCTACTCTCTTGAATGATTACATAAAGATTGCTTTCGCTTGGTGGACGGTGGTAGAATACTTACCTAATGCGATGGTTAAGATTGACAACTCAGGACTTGTTCAAAGGAGTTCAGAT